TATTGTTGATAAAATAATACGTGGAGTAGAATTTAATTTCTCACCATTCTCCCTCATCCTTCTTATATATCTTATTTTCTTTTGAGGTGCACTATCAAAAGCTTCGTACCAAACTTTGTCTGTCTTCAACCACATTCTTTCTTTTAATCCAGACATTTCGTATTGACCATCCTTGTCCATATATTTTAAAGATTGTTTTTGAAAATTATTTTCTGACATGTAAGCAGCGATCCTAACAAGTTGATCGTAATTTATACTCACACCTTTACGAACATTTTCCCAATCATTTATAGCTTTGTACAAGTCATGTTCTTTGTTTGTTTTAAATTTGTTCTCGTAGTACAATCCTTGTGAGTATAGCTTCTCTTCAATGTCATTTAACATAAACCTAGTTCTAGCTAACACTAGCCAACTACCTTGTTTCATGTTAACTTGTTCAAAGTCATCATAATATGAAAGTAATCCTCTTTGCGTTTTTGGTCTCCACTCTTTTGGTAGTCTGTGCTGTATCTTATTTACTATACGCGATGCCACATCATGAACTACCTGCGGTATTCGGTATGACTGTGTCAGCTGCATCACCTTACCCGTCTGTGCTATAAAACTATCTACGTCTGCGCCAGCCCATCTAAATATGGCTTGGTCATCGTCGCCTGCAATAAATGTATCTTGTGTTTTATCCCAAATAGATTTTGCCATACCCCATTGTGTTTGAGATAAATCTTGTGCCTCATCAATAAATACAACATCAAATCTTGGTGACCTATCCATCTTTACAAACTCTGTAATCATGTCGGTAAAGTCTATTAAATTATAATCTTTTTTGTATTGTGCTAGATCAGATACAAATTGTTTTAAATCTTTTACTTTTATATCCTGTGTATGTTCTTTTAAATTATACTGTTGTTCCGGTGTAATACCTCGTAGCCTTGCAATCTGTACTATACGTAACAAATCACTCTTAGTTGTAAATAAACCAGAATGTTCGTTATCATATTCATGATAGTCTAATATTAAATGCATCTTTCGACCCAGATCTTCGTAGTGCCTCTTCTGCATTACATCATCTTTCTTTATACCCAGTCTTCTAAATGCTAATGAGTGTAGTGTTCTAAAGTATGGTAGGTCATCCTCACTAAAATTAAACTTAGACATAGCTCTGTCTCTTGCTTCGTACGCAGCTTTTTGTGTGAAAGAAAAATAACCAATCTTATCAGGATCAGTTTGTTTTAAATATTTATCTACTTCATTAAGTAGTGTAGTTGTTTTACCTGTACCAGGTGGTCCTAACACTATTGTTTTCATAATAAATGTGTCATTAAGATAGTAGCAATACAAATCACAGTGATGATTGAAATATCACTTTTGAATGATGGTCTTCTCCTCAAAATGCATCCTCCTTTTTAAATACTCTTTCTTTTATTTTCATGTCCTCTCTCTCAAATTCTTTTAATTTTATAATAGATATTTTCTTTTTACCGACTGTCATCCTTGAAACTTCACAATTACAATGTTCTGTAAGTAAAAAATTTGTAACATCATACTTCTCTGTCCACTTGTGTCTGTGTAAAAATTTATGGAAGAACTCGCCAAATATGAAGTGATGATAACCACCTTTATTCCATACGTTACCTGATTCCATATCTTCTTTAGTTGCACCCTCTGCAGTTCTACTTGTACAATAGTTTTCTAAGTGTTGTGATAGCTGCTCTAATTTTGATGCACCTGCAGGAGCTTCTACTAGCTCTGGGTTAGCCATCAAAGCAGTCACCATAATATCATAATCTTTTGGTTTTAATTTTGGAGGATACTTATGTATCTGATCCATGCATGCTCTAACAAATAATCTCTGTTCTTGTAGTTGTTCTGATTTTAATTCTACTCTCTCCCCATCCACGTTTAATCTGTAGATCGGTGGGTCTAGTTTTACAATTTGTAGATCACTAAGCTGCGGAAACAATAGTTGTGTTCCAATACCAAACTTTCTTGTCTTACATAATTGTTTATCACAATGATTACACATAGGCTCTTCTGTGCATTTAAAGCCGTAGTCTTTGTTATCTTTCTTTTTTCTTTCTATAATATCATCGGTAAGGGGTGTTGAAAAATATTTATGATTGAATGTGCTTAGTTTGTTACGCCATTCTTCTGGCCACTTCTTTTTTGCATAGACCATGTATTGAAATAAAACTCTGTCCCTACCATCTTCTAATTTTTCTCTTGTCAAAGATTCTAAACAAGGTGGTCCATCGTCAAACTCGGATGGTGGTCTTTGTATTTTTAAGTCTTGTAATTCTTTTGGAGATATCTTTATTATGTTTTGTAAAAAATCTGAAATTGTAACAGCTTTGCCTGATGTGTCATAGGAATATCTTGTTGTATTTTTACAATTAAAATATGGTAAGTTTAAGAAATTTCCTGTATCATCTTGCGATTTTAATTCAATTTGTTTAGGAAACACTTCAGCATTACCAAACCCAAGTATAGCACTTACAGAAATTAATTTATCTCGCATTAGTTTTGCAGGGACAGACTCTGTTGTAAATAAAAATATATGTGCGCCACCACTCTTTGATCTACATGTCATCAAAGGTAGTTTGTATGTATTTATTTTTTGAATTATTTCTTTATGATCAAGAGTGTATTTGTCTACATCAATACAACCCCATCTACATTTATTTTCTTCGTCAATGGGTATGATGCCTAAACTAGGTTCAATACCGTTTAAATGATTTTGCCAAAGCTCTTCTGTTACTGGTTCTCTTTTTACAAAAGACTTACCCTTTACTTTAAGTCCATCGGCACCCTTCTTGTCCACATAGGTGCAACCATGCGCTCGCTCTAATCCTGTAAATATCTTTCTAAAATCTTCCATAATATTTTTGGGGCCGGATCCAGTCTCCCATCACCGGCCCGCTATCTTCCCTAGGAAGTTTTTAGTACGGTGAATCGGATTTGGATTCTTGCTCTCCGTGTTTTACTTTAACATCACCCTTTGAAACGTTTGCTCCAAAGTCTTTTGCTATTTTGTAAATACCCGGATCACTAATAGGACCAACTCTCGCTACATCCCAACCAAACCAAGTGCCCTTGTCGTTAGACTGCTGCACTGTTTTTA